GATTAAGCCATAAAGAAAATGGGGAAAGAGATACTTCTGATATCCCTAGTATAACTGATTTAAAATTATATCCAAATTGTGCTACCCAAACTTTAACTTTTAAAAAAGTTTCATCACATAACATAAGTCATGCTGAAATATATAGTATTAGTGCTTTGTTAAGAACTAAAGGTATAGAATTGGGTGATGTAGATAACCCAGACACAATTCAACAAAGTAATAATAATTTAGTTACTGAACCAATGGATATTTCTAGTTCATTAAACAAAGTAATTATATAGGAGATTTTTCACAATGGCAAATATAATAGACCCCTATACTAATGGTTATATTATATCATATGAAAATGGTGATATATCATTAGAAAGAATACCTACTTATCAAGTGAATCAACAATTAGTAACTGTACATACAGTATTAGAAGGTGAAACTTTACAAGGTATAGCTTATAAATATTATGGTGATTCAGGATATTGGTCATTATTGGCTGATGTAAATGAAATATTTAATCCTTTTGCTGAACTTGAAAAAGATATGGAAATCATAATACCATAAAATTATGACAAGCAATACAAAAAATCCAGAATTTAAATCAGATAGTGAACCCATATTATTTGAAGGTATGGGAACACCTTATTTAGGTATATATGATGTTAGAGGTTATCCAATAACAGATCCTGCTAAGGGTGATACTCCTTTAGGTATGTATGTTTCATCATTTGAGTATACCTATATAGAAGGTGAACCAGATGAAGGTCAGTTTATTATAGAAACTGATAATCCTGAAATAGTAAGTTTACCACAACTCCAATATAGGATGCCAATCAAATTACAATGGGGTTATATATTCCCAAATTCAGATAAAGTTGGTCCTTTATGTAGTCCATTAAAAATTATGATGATAATGGACAATTCTTGTACATTTACCCAAAATGGTGTAAAAGTTACTATAAAATTTTCAGATTCAACAGTATTATTAAAAACTATGCCACCAACATATTATGGTGGTAAGGATTTAGTAACTTCAATATCTAATATTGCTAAAGGTATTGGTAATGATATGTGGATAGCTACAAGTAATGAATATGCTATTGATTTTGAAAAATACTATATGATAAATCTTGGTGGTACACCAGAAAATTATCCAAACCCATAATTCTTATTTATTATGGCAATAAAATTAGATAAACAAAGTAAGAATACCATAGCACCTTATCCTTCACCAACATCAGTAATCTTTGATGGGCCATCAGTAGTACCTTATACTGATAATGGTTTAATATCTTCACAAGTAAAATTAATTAATGCTAAAAATTTAACCGAGGAACAAACTCAAGAATTAAACCAATTACAAGAAGCTTATCGAGAATATTTCATGAAGGTAGCTATACCAAACAAAAAGAAATCAAATGTATTGGTATTTGAGGGTACTAGAAATAATCGTTGGGGGCAAATAAAAGATTTAGCAAGAGCTGGTAATGTAAAAGGACAAGGACCACTAATAGCTGATAGTGAAGATGGTAAAGTGATATTACACCCACAGAGAAGAAACTATCCAGTAGTAAAAGTATATACTTATGCTAATGGCAATGGTGAACTATTAAGTTTTTCAGTTAATTCCAAATATACCAAAAATTCTGTTGAATTAGGTAAAACTTCTGGTATAGACCCAAAAACTAAAGAAGTTAAAACTACATTAACTCAATTTGGTATAGATGATACTGAAGGTAATATTGATGGTCATTTTATATTTCCAAAATATTGGTTAAAAGGTATACAAGGTTATCAAGGTGGTAATCTTATATATGGTAATGGCCAGGATAATAATATTAGAAATTGGGGTTATAATCAAGAACCTTTTTCTACCATAAGAAATAAACCAGGTGATAATATTAAACTTGAGGAAGGATATAGAGGTTTATTACAAAGTACTTTACCTAGTGTAAAAAAGAATTACAAGGAATTCTGGGAAACACAAGAATCAAAACAGGACAGTACATCAGATGTAAAAACCTTTTCTTCAAAGGAAGATGCAATGTCTTACTATCAGAATGAAGCTTTAACTCATGGTTTAACTGAAGAAGACTATAGAAAGTTTTTTCTTGATATGCAAAAGACATTTGATTCATATAAGAATGTGACTAATCCTCAAGAATATGCTAGATCACTTCATGATATGAATAATCTAGCTGTTAATATAATTAAAAGAAAAGTAAAAGTAAGACAGTGGGTAAATCCATATAATTATGATACTCAGACTAATACATTTGGTGATTCTAATAATACTAGGGAATTTCAAAGTTGGACTGAAGCATATAATTATATGGTAGCTAGTGGTAAATTTCAAATATTAGCTAAAGAAACTGTTGAAGAGAGAACTGGTCAATGGTATCAAGGATATGCTCAAGAATGGAATAAAAGGAGGGTATTAATAGAAGAAGAATTGGAATTAGAAATCCCAATTAATGGTCATAGAGCTTTAGCTAATATGGATACTTCTTCTGATTTAAAATTGGGGAATGATATAGAAGAAACCATAAGTAATCAAGTTAAAGCTACAGCTACAGTAGTTGGTGATCCAAGTTTAAGATCATCTATAAATATACAGATTCAAAATGTATCTTCCAAATATTCTGGTATATGGTATACTAAAAAGGTAACACATAAATTTGATAGTATGAATGGTTATACTTGTGATATAGAATTTGTTCCTAGAACATTGACTATGTCAAAAAGTATAATAAGAGCTACTAGAGTTCCAGCATCTATGTTAAAGAAATTTAGTGCTGAAGCTAAAGAATTTATTGATAGTGGAGCTATGAAAGCTAGAGAAGATGCTATTGAATTTGCTAAAGAACAGAATATGTTAAACAAGGAAACTTCATACTTTGTTCAAAGAGAGCAAAATTCTTATAAAGTTTATAAAGCTAATTCAGATATGTCTGGTAATCCAGAATTTGTTGCAGGATTTAATTATTAAATATTATGACATTACCAGAATTAATTCAAAGATATGGCTTAGAGTTTATAGGTAGATATTATTCTACTTATAGAGCAGTAGTATTAGATAATCAGGATCCAGAAAATTTAGGTGATATAGAAGTAATGATACCTTCTATTCATGATGGAGTTCAAGCTTGGGCTAAACCTAAAAATTCCATAGGTGGTGGTGTAAATCATGGATACAAATATTTAACACCAAAACCAGGTGATATAGTTTGGGTGGAATTTGAAAATGGTGATCCATTAAGACCTGTATGGTCTTATATTGGTTGGGGTGAAAATGAATGTCCAGAAGAATTAAAAGATACTGACACTCTTGGTATAATAACTCCAAAGGGTAATAAAATATATCTCAAAGAGGTTGATGGTGAATTATACCTTAAAATTAATACTTCTATAGATGTAGAAATTACTGGAGGAACTAAAATACATATAAATAAAGAATCTTCAGAGATAACTATAAATGGTGATGATGGTAGTAAATCAATTTACATTGATGGTGATATAGTTAAAGTTAATGGTGGTAATAATGGTGGAGTATTAAATATTGAACAATTCAATACTCTTATTCAGGCTTTATCCAAAGATTTAGCAGTAGCTATGTCTGGTCAAAATTTAGCTCAGTGGATGGCTACTGATTTACCATTAATAGAGGATAAAAAATTTACACATTAAACTATGGCTTTAGGAATAACAGTAGATCAGATAATAGAAAATAAATTTGGCCCATATTTGGATTCATTGACTCCTGAAAAAAGACAGGAATTTTTGAACAGTATGAAAGAAGCAGCTATGGATATGTTAAATCAAAAAATAGCTGAAGCTGAGGCTCTATATAAAGGTATAAAAACTACTGCTGATAATGTTATTACTGCTTCAAGTGAATGGGCTTATCAATTACCGTTAATTGCTGTACCAGATCCAATGGCACCAAAAAGTTCAGCAGCAGTATTAGTAAGTTTAAAACAATCAGTTAGTATGGCTAAAGCTAATATAGATTCAGCAGCAGGTCAATTAAGTCAATTACAAACTATTATATTGGCTTTTGGATTTACTAGTGGTGGTCCAGTAGATATTATTAATTCATTATCATCTTTAGTAAATACTGCTTCAACAGCATTAAGTGTAATACCATTATAAAAAATTAAAGGCTATGAATTTACAACAACTCAACTCAATTGGTTCAGGAGCTTATTTTCCAATTCAATTAACTACCTTTCTTGGTAGTGATAATAAACCACAACAAGTACCTAAAATGGTACCAGATACTTATACAGATGAAACCACTGGTGAAACAATACAAAAAGTTGATAAAGATGGCAACTTAATGTATAAACCAGAATATAATGAAGATGGTACCATGGTAATGGTGGATAAAATTGGTTGGTATATGCTATATGGGGATATAAAACTAATAAAACAAAACATAATAGCTATCCTTACTTATCAGATTGGCCAAAGATTTAGGCAAGAATATTTTGGTTCAAGAACTTGGGAATGTATAGAAGAACCTAATACCCAAGTATTAGCTTTCCTAGTAAGAGACTTTATTAAAACTGGTATAAGTAATTGGGAACCAAGAATTAAAGCTCTAGATACATTTGTACAAAGAGAATCTGATAAATTATATATAAAGCTACATTTCATGGTAGATAATAGCAAATCAGTAGAAGAACTCAATTTTCAATATACAATATAAAATATTATGGCTACTAGCAACGAATGGTTAACACCTTATCAGAGGTCTTTTAATAGTATTAAGACCAAAATAATTTCTACTCTTAGAAATAAAATTCCTGAAATGACTGATTTTAGTGAAGGTAATATCTTTATAATTATTGTATCCATATTTTCAGCTATAGCAGAAGTAATACATTATTATATAGATAATATGGCTAGAGAAGCTTTTTTACCCACAGCTAGAAGGTATTCATCAGTATATAATCATGCTAAATTAGTGGATTATCATATTAAGAGTGCTAATCCTGCTATGGTAGATTTAACTTTATATAGAAGTGATGGTGCTATAGTAGATTCAAATATAGATATAGAGGCCAATACAGTTTTTACTTCAGATGATGGTAAACAATGGTTAACTAGTAATACTACTACTTGGGAAACTGGAAATAATTCTGTTATAGTAAGTGTAGTACAAAAGGAATTAGTTGGAGAACCAAATAGAATATCACTTGGTCAAATAACTTCTAAAGATATAAAAATATATTTACCAGATTTACCAACTGATAAAAAATATATGGAGGGTAGTATGGTATTATATATAGATCAAGAACCATGGACCTTAGTTGATACTTTTGCTTATGCTTCTCCAATAGATAAGGTTTATAAGATTGAGTTAGATCAAGATTTAAAACCTTATATTATTTTTGGTGATGGTCAATTTGGTATGAAACCTGATTTAAATGGTAAAGTAGAAGGAACTTATTATCTTACTTATGGTAATTTGGGAAATCTAGATTCTGGTTCATTTACTCAAGTACCACAGAAATATTTGGATATATATGATGATATTCAGGTAACTAATATATATCCAGCAGCTGGTGGTTCTGATTATGAAGATTTTGATACTTTAAAAGCTCATATCCCATTATCAATAAAAACTTTAGGTGTAGCTATAACTAAAGAAGATTTTGAAGCTTTAGCTAGATTACAACCTGGTGTAGATAAAGCTTATGTAAATTATAATTGTGGTAAATATGTAGAAATATATATTACACCAGATAATGGTATTATAGCTTCACAGAATCTTTTAAATCAAGTAAAAGCTAAATTATCAAGATCTAAAGTAATAACTACTAGTATAGAGGTTTATTCAGTTAAACAAGCTACAATATATATAATATGTAATGTATATGGTAAAAAATCATTTAGTGCTCAAGATATAACCGAACAAGTTAAAACAGCATTATTGAATGCTTATAATAGAAGAAATTCAGATATTAATAAAGTAGTAAGGTTATCAGATATATATGCTTTGATAGATAATCAAACTATGGTAGATTATGTAAATATAGATAATTTATTTTTAATGGGTTATCCATATCCACATAATAATGAAATCGCTGAAGGTGAAGAAGATGTAATACCAGAATTATCATTATCATATTTTAATATGGATATTTGGAATTACACAGATGATAGTAAGATTGTTAGTATAAAAATACAAATGGGTAATACCAGTGCTTCTAGTGGTGTTTATGATGTATATCTTGGTGATGATAAAATGATAGCAACAGGTCCAGTATCATTTAATAATTCATGTACATTTAAAGATAAAATGTCTAATCCAAATCTTCAAATAACTTTAAATGTAAATCAGAATGGATATCCTGAAAATTCCTATTATATATTTACTTTACAACAACCAAATAGGGATTTAACACCAAACCAATACGAGATACCTATATTCATTAATTCATCTATAACTGTAATACCTCATGAAACAGTTTAAATTTAAGGATTATGTATTTAAGCATATGTTTCCTTATTATTATAAGCAATATGATACTTATAAAGTATTAGAGGGTGATGATAAGGGAAAAGGTATCCTGGAAAGATTCATAGATGTATGTTCAGAATACTTAGATAAAGAAGTAATACCAGATATAGACAATTTCATGGATATTCTGGATATAGATAAAACTCCAGATATATTCTTAAATTATTTCTGGGAATATTTCGATTATATACCTTATGCTTATGGAGTATTAACAGATAATACTCCTTATACAAAAGAAAATGCTGAAATTTGGTTTAATTCTTCTGAGGGTTTTCCAAAAGCTAATACTAGAAATATTTTAAAATATGCCATAG